CCCCCCCATAGTGGAAGAATAAACATGCCTCCTTCAGCTAGAAATCCTCAGTCATATCATTGGGTTCTAACACTCAACAACTATGACGAAGAAGAATACACCAGAATCATACAAACATCAGAAGAGTCCTCTAGGTATTGGATCATCGGGAAAGAAGTCGCCTCTACAGGCACTCCACACCTCCAGGGGTACGTCTCACTTCGAAGACGCCGTAATCTCGGCAGTGTTCGGGATCTCTTTGGCCCTCGGATCCATTTCGAGGTCGCAAGAGGTACTGCTAGACAGAATAGAGAGTATTGCTCAAAAGATGGAAACTTTAGAGAGGGAGGTACGGTCCCTCCCGATCCCAAACCCCCTAACGCCACTAGAGATCAGCTCGCCACTGAATTTGCAGATCACTTCCGACGAGGAAATGATGGCTTGGCTGAATTCAGCGGAGTTCGATCAGGTACTTGGTACTTCAGTGGACATAACTTGCTCAGAAACGCCGTTACACTTTGTAGACCTATCCCCAGACCAGATATAATCGCTACATGGATATATGGCGCGCCTGGAGTTGGAAAATCCAGGAAGGCTCATGGAGAGATGCCGGAAGCTTACATAAAGGAACCTCGGACCAAATGGTGGAATGGATATATATTGGAAAAGGAAGTTATAATTGATGATTTTGGTCCGAATGGAATAGATATAAACCATCTTCTAAGGTGGTTCGATAGATATAAATGTATGGTAGAAACAAAAGGTGGAATGATCCCACTTGTTGCAGATAAGTTTATCATTACTAGTAACTTTAGTCCGGAAGAATGTTTCCAGGACAAAGAGGGGATCCCCCATCCCCAAATCTCAGCTTTACTGAGACGTATTGTACTTGTGCACATGGAATAAATATACTTGATCGTGTCAATTGCGCCGGGAAAGGTATCGCCGATCTGGCCGTGTGACGAAGCGCCTCGGAGGCCGATAGGCCGAGGAGGGTCAGCTAGATACAGGCCTAGTGGCGCACGGAGCGGAGCTCCGGCACACGGCTATAAATAGCCCAGATCGCCCGGCTTAAACGTTATGGCGTTCAAGAGAAAGAGAGTTTACGCGCCTCGTCGCGGAGGATTCAAGAAGAAACGTACCACCCGTCGTTTCAGTAGACGTGGTGGTGGTACGAAATCGTCTACACGTTGGACCGGTGGTATTAAAGATAATGCTTTCCGTTCTAGGAAAGTAAGTCGTTCAACATGGAAGCGTATGTTATGGAACAATACGCTACAGATGCAGCACTGGCGTTCTGTTGGTGCGCAGTCTGGTTCATTTGGTACACCCGCTACTCTGACGACATGTCAAATATTTGCGTTCACTGGCGATGACAACGGAGTTGGTGTACCGTGGACTATTGCGGGTGGATTACAGGCACCTGTTAATTTGGTACATAATATTGTGCTGCGTGGTGGAATTAACCGTATAACGGTTACGAACGATTCAGCCGTTACCACGCCCTTAAAATGCGATGTGTACGGGATGATAACGAATGACTCAGCTGATTTCGTCACCATCCCGACTTCCGCCCCTATTGGTTGGGAACCAACCGTCATGCAAGACTTTAACGCTGATGTTGGTACAATAGTCAGCTCGCGAAGCTTCGTATTAGGAAATCAAGACTCCGTCACTCAATCGTTTAGGAGAAGAATAATGAAGGTCGACGCGTCCGAATGGACGGCTGGGAAGCGTAGATTTTTTTGGATTGTAGTTATTCATAATTTAGAAACGACGGCTGCCCAAAATGTCACGATGGTTAGGTCATACAACACATCGTTCTGTGGCTCCGAATAAAAAAGCGGGAAAGTAGTAGCAGGATGGGTAAACTATTACCCCATCCTGCCTGCTCCCTACTACTCTGTGTACTATATAAACCCCCCCATAGTGGAAGAATAAACATGCCTCCTTCAGCTAGAAATCCTCAGTCATATCATTGGGTTCTAACACTCAACAACTATGACGAAGAAGAATACACCAGAATCATACAAACATCAG